TGAACCACTTATATCGTGAGTAAATCCACCATTAAAAGTCATATCATATGACTTATTTAATTTAGCATTTATTGCGTGTGATGATGATGTCCCTCCAACATAAGGATACATCGCATATATTTTTGTGTATAGACCATTACTCTTAAGTGATGTAAATAATGTATCAACTGCTGCTTCTATTGTGGCATCTGTTGTTCCTCCTGAAGCGACCACATCAGCGAGATATGCTGCGGCATCAGGGTCTAAAGATGGGGTTGAAGGAGTGGGTGTTAAAGTTGGAGTTTGAGTTAAAGTGGGGGTTGGAGTTGAAGTGCTTGTTGCGGTTGGTGTTGGGGTTGGAGCAGTTCCAACAACCAAAGGACAGGTCTTATCATATTCAGGAATATAGATTGAATAATTCCCCTCATAGTTTGATGAAACATAGTCATAGGGGATTGTCTGTGTTCCCAAATCTATCGTTCCACCAGAGAACGGATTGAAGGTTATTTCAACACTCTTTCCGTTAAAGTTATTACTTTTAATTCTTATTCCTGCCATATCAATATGTATTTCTTCCTAATGATGTTTGGAATGTGTTTATTATGCCGTCTAATGTGGATACTTCTGATGCTGATAGTCCTTCACCTAAAAATGAGAATGCCGATGTTGAGTTTGAGAACGCTGCTCCGTATGGTGTATTATTTAAGTTATAACTAAATAGATAGACAGGTGATGTTAAAGAACCATCACTTGTATATGTATCACCTGTTGTTGTGATTTCTAAATTATTGTTTCTGTATAAGAAAGAAGAACTTGTATTTCCTGTAGTTCTTGTTCCAATATAGTTTCCGTCTAAATTACCATTATTTAAGGTTAATCCTAAACTATAAAAATCACCCAAACATAATCTATAACTATCATTTCTATCACAAGATAAGATAATTGTTGGTTCTCTATTGGTAGTATCATACATACCAATCATCATATTATCACTTCTTATTTCTTGTGTATTATTTACTCTATAAAACCCAATAGACAAACTATCTTGAGTAAATAATCCATTTGAGAAGTTTGTATTACCATAACCATTAGTTCCATCACCAGTTGCTCCACTTACACTATGCGTCATTCCACCATACCAAGTAATATCGTATGACTTATTACCTAATGCGTTAATCGCATGAGAACCTGAAGTCGCACCAACATATGGATACATAGCCAACATCTTACTATACAATCCATTACTCTTAAGTGATGTGAATAATGTATCAACAGCACTCTCTATGGTCGGATTTGTTGTTCCACCCGAAGCAACAACATCAGCCAAGTATGCTGCGGCATCAGGGTCTAAAGATGGTGCCGATGAACTTGGTGTCGGCGTTGGGGTTAAGGTCGGGGTTATGCTCGGAGTTGGGGTAATACTACTTGTGGGGGTCGGCGTAGGGGTCACCAGTAATTCATAAGTGAAATCACAACTTGGGACACCTCTTCCACCTTTGCGTGGATAATATACCAATAGACGATTATAGTCATTGACATTAGTATATTCAAATATTGTTGGTTTAAAATCTTTATCTAAATAAGGCATATTATCTAATTTAATAAAGGGAGAGGCACTACACCTCCCCCATTTATCTTATGAAGAGAAATTACTCTCTATCAACTGAAAGATTTGAACCACTCAAGAAAGTAGCCAAATCAGATGAAACATCCATTTCTGGAATGCTTCTTAACTCATCACCTGTGAAGGTGAGGTCATACAACTGACTATCACCAGGTACTGAACCTGAGTTGATTGTAGCAGTTGAAATATACATACCACTTGGTGAAGCCAAGAAGTACTTACCACTCTTAAGTTTGACAATAAACACCGAACCTACACTCTTAACCAATTCCTGATACAACTCAGTGTATGACTGATTCCATCCTGGAATTTGGAATTGTAATGAAGGAACAAATGTGAATGACAAACTGGCGGTATTAACATTAACCTCTTCAGATAAGACAGCCGCAGAGTTTCTAACCAAATCAACTTTCTTGAATACACCAATTGAGTCAGAGTCCATCGCAGTGATTTCTCCACCCGCAGCATATGTGATTGCTGATAGTTCAATAGAAGAACCTGTAGTTGTCAAAACCCAAAGGTCGGATATACCTGGTGTGTTATTAACACACGAATTTAAGGTCAATCCTGTTGTAATTACGCAGTTATTAGCCATTTTACTATTTGTTTTAATTTGGGTTTATTACGAAATTCTAACACAAAGTTCAGGGAAGAATACAACTCCACCTGCTCTCCATTGTAAAGAAATTCTGTATTGTTTATTGTCCTTACTGAACCATGCGTCAGCGTTAGAAGAATCTTCCAACAAGTCACATCCGTAAGCCAAGTTCTGACCATAAGTCAATAATGCTCTACCCGCACCAATCTCTGTAGAAACAGCCATTGTGTTTGTGGCAGGAATCATAATTGCTCCTGGCATTTGAGTTTGACCTTCAACAGTGTAAGCGAAAAAATTAGCATCTCTTAACGCCAACAACAACGCTTGGTAATCACCTCTGTTCAAGAACAAAGTAGTTGGTGAGAATTGTAATGCGTCAGGTAAGTTGGTGACATAAGTATCAACAACGTCCAAAGCATTTGATGGTGTCATAGCAGTGTATGTCACATTGACAGTTGATGCTGATGCTGTATCCAACTGCTCGTTAATACCTGAAGAACAATCAGAAGCAGATGTTGCTTGCCAAAACTTTCTTTCAGTGAATACTGCCGCCTTTGCTGCCAAGTCCTCAATAAATCTCTCTTCAGCACCAGTTGATTCGTTGTAAGAACCTGGTTGTAATCTGAGACCCATAATGGTTGAAGCCAACTGCTCAGGGCAATATCCTTTGTTTATGTTGTAGTTACAAACAGTTAATTGTTTTTCAGTCATTGTCACATCACCGAAAGTGGTGCCACAGTGACCAGTAGTTGCGATTGAGTCAATATCACCAGTGTTGAAAATTGGAACGTATTCTGCGTTTTTGATATTAGGGAATACAGAAACAACTTCAGCGAGGTTTGAACCAATAACAATCTTAGTCAATAATTCAGTTTCATTTGCTGATACGAAGTCTGACATAGCAGAAATATCAAAACTGAACTTTTCCTTTCTTAAGTTACTCATTTTAGTATTTTTTATTTTCTTTAAGTTTATTAATCATTCCAACTCTCCAATCAGAAAAGTTCTCTTGTAATTTTGTTTCTTTCTTTAAAGGGGGAATGGACTCACTCTTTTTGAATTGGTTGTAGTCAGACTCCAATGTGTTAAATTTCTCATTCAAAGATTGAACCTCTGTGTTAAAAGCCATTAACAAGTCGTGGATTGCTTCCTTGAGTTCAGTGATTTGTTTGTTAGATTCTTCAAAATCTTGAGTTGTGTCATTTGACATTTCCTCATCTTCTTTTGCTTCTTCTTCTTCAACAACCACCTCCTCTTCAGAAGGCTCCTCACGAATTTCAACCAATATTGAACTCTCATCCAATACAATCTCTCTGTTGTCTTCCAAACGATGAGTTCCAGCAGGTGCTGGTTCAAATCCTTCTTCAGTTTCAATATAGATTGTATCACCTAAAGTCAATTCTCCTTCAGATTGGTTTGATATGAATACCTCACCACCCTCAAGAGCGACCCTTTCAAATTCAACTTTGGTTACTTCGTCGTTAAACTTATAACCCACAAGTTCTGCGATTTTGCTTAACGCTTCTCATCCATAAATACTTCGTCATCGTTGTTATACAAACTATTTGTGACGTTAATTAAAACATCGTGTGCTTCACAAGGCATGAATTCACCAGGTCGGTGTTCGTGGACTCCAACACATCCATACTTTTCCAACCCGTATTTTCTTGCTTCTTCCGCATTATCAAAGATTGGGAGACCATCAAGTTCCCCAATTTTTTCCATATTAGTTGCGTTGAGATTACCAGGTCTTGATAAGAAGTTTCCTTCCAAACTAATACCTGTTGTTTTATTTGATAGAACATATTTCTCAAACATTTGTTTATTGTCCCATTTGATTGTTGCCATCCACGTTCCCTTATTAACCTCAAATCCCATCTTGGTTGCTTTATCCATTTTGGGGTCATCAACAATCCAACTTTCATAGACATATCCTCCATTTAATTTTAAACCAGAATGTTCGTAATTAAAGGATTTATGTCTATCCTGTTTAAAGAACTTTCTCGCCATTTTCTTGATGGTGTCCTCACTGAAATAGACATAGTATATTTCCCCAATTTCGTCCCTTCTGGCAATGTATCTATTCGGTTCCATAACAACTGTCGTCACCTCATAATTGAGTTCATCAGAGAACGTCTTAGA